GTATGCCGACGCGATGGTCACCGCATTCTTGATGCCAATCATCCTTGGGAAGAATGGGCGTTCGAGCCAAGCGCACTTTACGATGCCGATGTCTTGGATCAGTTGGCGCTTCTCGTCGATGGTTCCCGGCATGTCGTAGGTCTTCACCGACAACGCGCCCTCGAAATCATCCACGACGGCGAAGGCACCCTGCTTGCCGGGGTCGATGCCAATCAGCCTCGTCATACGTCACACTCGGTCGCAAGTTCACCTGCCAATGCAGCGTAAGCGGCTGCATCAATGGCCGAATCAACGTGGGTTGGGTTTGACCGCATTCTTGCCAGTTTGAGCAGTGACATCATGACGGCAACGTCAGCGGGGGTGACATTTGTATCTAGGTGTGCTGACCAATATGCAGAGATCAAACCGAAATTTGCCTCTGCATTGCCATGGGTGGCTGCTCGGTCAACCATGCAGTAATGTTTAGCCGTATCCAAAATCTCAGCGCGTTGCATCTTGTGTCTCCACATAACTTTTCAGCACGATAAGCGTGCCTTCCCTCGGTTCCTGCTGGCCGTTGAAGATCCGCCACATGGTCGAATAGCTTTTGCCGCAGTATTTCGCGGCGTCGGCGATCTTGGCCTTGGGTATCAGTCGTTTAAGTTCGTCCACGGTGTAGATCATGGGGTTCGCTCCTGTCGTGTGACCGACGCCTATGACAAAGCGGATGCTGGGTCAACTAAAATTATTTGCGTTAACGCATCATTTTGTGCTTGCGTGGCGTTGCGTCTGCGCATAAGTATTGGTTCACGAACAAGCAAACAAACAAGGAAACGAACAAATGGCACGCTTTGTAGACGCATCAGAAACTGAAATGTTTTACCAGTATACTGTGCCTCATTGCCGCAAGCAGCTTGCTGATGGAACTTTTGACGCTATGCGCAACGAGATATTGGCCGACGTTGAGGCATTCAAATTGCGTCACGCAGCTTCTGAGTTGGCAGATCGTGATGCTCGCCTTGAGCGCAATCTGGCGCAATGCCGCGCACGCTGGGTGTCAGCGAATAAATCCGAGGCATTCGCTCGTAAGGCGGTGGGTCAATGACCCCCGCCACCATTTACTACGGAAGCGCAGCATCTTTGCGCCGCGAAATAGGTCTTGCAGAATGCTATCAATGCAAGTGGCAGATTGTGCCATACGGCAAAAATGGCGAAGAATTTACGCCAGACGGTTTTTCATTAAAATCTGAAATGATGCTTCAGATTGCTGATTACCAAAGCGCGTATCCAGATGCAGAATTTGTCTTTCATTACTAACACCCCCAAACAAAGGAAAACCAAATGCGTGAATTTCTCGAAGACCTGATCGGCTGTCTGTTGCTGTTTGCCATGATCCCAGCATGCTTTGTTGCCATTGGCATAGTCCATGCGATGTGGGGCAACTGATGACAGCCTATTACAACGAATACGACTTAAAGGCCGCCGCTTGGCTGCGGGAACTCATTAAACAAGGTCACATCGCCGACGGCGTGGTTGACGACAGGAGCATCGAAGATGTCAGACCAGATGAACTTGCTGGATTTACTCAGTGCCATTTCTTCGCAGGAATTGGCGTCTGGTCCTACGCCCTGCGCCAAGCAGGATGGGCAGATGATCGGCCAGTCTGGACAGGATCATGTCCTTGCCAGCCTTTCAGCGCGGCAGGCAAAGGAGCAGGGTTTGATGATGAGCGGCACTTGTGGCCAGCATTTCACCACCTCATCAGCCAGTGCCGACCTGACGTTGTCCTTGGTGAGCAAGTTGCAAGCAAAGACGGCCTCGGCTGGCTCGACCTTGTATCGTCTGACCTGGAAGGATCGGGCTACGCCAGCGGGGCGGTCGATCTCTGCGCTGCGGGCGTCGGTGCGCCGCATATCCGACAGCGCCTCTGGTGGGTCGGGAAGAGGCTGGCCCACACCCAACACCAACGATGGGAAGGGAGCGTATCAGGACGTGGACAAGAACTTGGCACGCACAGCGGCCGGTCGGCAGGTGACAATGCAGGACACGGCGCAGTTGGCAACGTGGCCGACACCGTCAGCCCGCGACTACAAGGGCGAGAGCGGATCGGGGCGACAGGAACGCAAGGGCGACCCAGCGGATACAGTGCCGAATGCAGCGGCCTTGTCGGGCTGGCCGACGCCAGCAGCATCAGACGGGGAGCGGGCGGGGTCTGGAATAACAGCGGGAATGACGGGAACCAGCCTGACGCAGATGTCAAAGATGATCGGCCCAGCGCGACTAACGGCCACTGGCGAGATGCTGATTGGCTCTTCTGCCGCGATGGAAAGTGGAGGCCAGTTAAACCCGGCACATCCCCGCTGGCTCATGGGTCTGCCGCCAGAGTGGGACGCCTGCGCGGTTATGGCAATGCAATCGTTGCCCAAGCAGCGCAAGCGTTCGTCGAAAGCGTGATGGAAGAATAATCATGACACAATTGCAAATGAAGATGGAGGAAGTCAAAATGGGTGACCAAGTGAAGACGATGTATGAGAAGCATCAAGCTGTCTTTGACAGATTGAAAGATAAGTTCCCAAATATTGCGGCTGTGTCGAAGGTGACAACCAGCATCGAAGACATGGATACCGCAGTTGGGTCTGTCGGCGGCGGATGTGTTGCCCACTGGATCAGGGGTGACAACGACCCCGGCGGCGGTTCGGAAAATCGTGCTGGCAGTTATTTGAAATCCATCGCCAACAATCACCAAGCACCTGTTGCCGCACCTGCCGCCACGGTTGTCCCCGCGCAGACTGCGGCTATGTACATGATTTCAGTGCCGCAATCAGCAAAGGCAAAGGCCGACATGCTGCTGAACATGCTGCGCAACATTAACTGTGAAGTTGTGGATTTTTGATCATGACAACCTATCAGGAAACCATCGCCAACTATACGTCGGCAGATTGGGATGCGGTTATCCGACTGCACCGCAACGACATCCAGCGCCTGCAAGACCGCTACGGCACGCAGGCATCAATCGCTTGGGTAGGCGAGGAGATTGGCTACCTGCAACTGAAAATCCAACAAGCTGAACACAACAAGGCGGCTTTGTCCGCAGGAGACGACAATGCAAACCTCTGAAGTTATGATCATCAACCGTCTGGACAGCGGGACAACATTCGCCACAACCGTCGTGGGCAACGAGCAAATCTTTGTGCCGGGCAAGATTGCCTCGCTGCTCAACGTGCAGGTCGGCGAACGCTACAGCGCAATCCTGATCGAGAATACGGCACACCCGGAAAAGACGCCGTGGATGGCCATTCATCTGGATCGACTTAACGCGGCCAGCCAGCCTGCCAGCCACGACAAGGTTGCCATCGCCATCCTGAATGATCTGAACGAAAACGGGTCGGCGACCATTAACGAAATGGCCGACAGCCTCGACCTGCCGATGCCAGTGGTTTTGTCCAAGATGCAAGAAATGGCACGCGGCGGCATGATCTTCCGGCGGACCATGTACGCCATCAACGAAGCTGATTTTGACCGGGGCGACGAATGAGCGGCGGGGTTCACACGACGCGGCAGGATGACGAATATGTCCTGCACATGGTCAAATTGCGGGTGCAACACCAAGCGTCGGCCATCGCCAAGGCATACGGCATCAAAAGCGAACGGGTGCGCACGATCTGCAACCGGGTCTTGGCCGACGACATCAAGGCCAGCGTGAAAGACGGGGTGGAAACAAGCGCGCAAGTGCTGGCTGGTTATTGGAGGCTGATGTGATGGATGACCTGATCAAGCGCGATGATGCGCTGAATGCCTGTGCATTGCGCGAAGACAATCCGCCAACTGAAATGCAACTAAGTCTCCGCAACGTTATCAGCGCCCTGCCCGCCATTGACCCTACCGACCGCATCGAACAGACGGAAGCCAAGCTGACCAAGGCGGTGGAGGCGCTGCGTCACATTTTCGATTTGACCGATGATAGTGATAATATGGTAGCAGACATGGCCCGCGCCGCGCTGGCTGAACTGGAGGGCCAGCCATGACCTGCCCACCCTGCAACCACAACTGCAACGAGGGTCGAGATTGCCCGGCGAAGAAAAAATGACCGACCGTTACGGAAACCGAACCATCGTCAAGATGTTCAACCAGATCAACGCACTTCGCAAAGCAATCCGCAGCGAAGGCACACCAGCAATTCAAGATGCGTGGGATAAGGTCGAGGAACACATTGATTTTATCTACGCGGAGAGGCAAAAATGAGAGTTAAGATCAGAGGCGTAACGTATGAAACGGTGCGCGAAGCCGCCAAGGCGCACAATGTAACCCGCAGCTACGTCTACGATGCCATCGAACGTGGCCGTGAAGACATCATCGGCATCGGCATTGGCAACCGTGAGCCAAATGGGAAGTTTACCAAAAATAAGGTGACACTGTACGGAGTAACCTTCCCAAGCATGAAGGCTGCATCCTTGGCTTTGGGTTTCAACAAACACTACGTCCGGGGCGCACTACTGACACAAAGCACAGTATCAAACGACCGCCTGAAGATGGCCGTGTTCAAATATGCAAATCAAATGGGAGACGATGCAAATGCTGGTTAAGATCAGGAACATCACATACGAAAGCGTCAGGCACGCTGCGGATAGCCTTGGGGTGACCAAGGATGCGGTCTACAGCGCCTTGCAGCGTGGCACGATGGATTCGGTCGGCCTAGGCAACACACAGTGTCAGCCAATCGATCTGGATGGGCTAAAATTCAATTCGCTTGGATCGGCCAGCGTTGCCTTGGGATTTAATAGGTCATTTGTCCGTTACGTCCTGCAAAGCGGATCGCTGGTAGCCATCGAGCGGCTAAAGCAAGCCATCAAGCGCTATAAGCAGGAAAGGGGAATGGCATGAAGGTTTTAGTCATTTTGATGATTTCATGGATCGATGGCTCGCATTCTGCCTTTGAACTTGAGCCAAGTTACGAATGCGGCATGGCGATGGACGATGCCATCGCACAGGCCGCAGAGATGGAATTTGAATATGAACGGATGGAGTGCATTTACACGGATACTATTATAGTATCACCCCGACCTAG